CGCCCTTCCTGCTTCCGCCGCTCGAGCGCTTCGTCAAGGAGGACTTCGATGACGTTAGAAAGAGAGGGACGCCTCTCGGCCCTCTTCACCCGGAGGAGAGCGGGCCGGCGAGCGCCAAGCCTCACGTACGTCGTGTCGGGCCTTGGTTTCCGTGCGTTCATACATATGTATATATGTCCGCCTCTTTGCAATGTCAAGGGTCTTGATGTATGAATTTCCCCATGGCTGACACGAAGGGCGGCTTCGAGCTGGACGCGGAAGCCTGGGAGGCGCTCCAGGCGTTTCGACGCACCGAAAGCGACCTGCCGTCGGTGCGCGAGGCCGCTCGTAGGCTTATCGTCCAGGCGTTAGTCGAGCGTAAGCTGCTCCGGGCGGACAGCCCTCCTCCTCCAAGGCCAAGGTCCGGCGAGTTCAAAAAAAGGGGGACGGCCAGCAAGTGATTAAGACTCAGGAGCGGCCGAATCCACCGACGCCAATTTCCGACTGGCGGCTCAGGAGGCCTCGGAAATGAAGAAGGCTGCATCGTCGACCGAGCCCTCAACGAAGTGACGCGCCGCTCCCCTCCGATCATGGTTCTCGCCGACATGGCCCGGGCCGGGATCTCTCCGCCGGCCGATGGCGACTTTCTCGGGACGCGCCTCGAGGGCGGCGCGCGGATCGTCGTCTACCGGGTCGGCGCCGACGTCGTCGAGCTCCGGGTCCCTGTCTTCAACCTCGGCGTTGCAGCGCGTCGCAGGGCGTTCCACGTCGTCAAGTGAGAGGCCCGCACGTCGAAAAGCGCCGATGGAAGGCGGCTGGGAAGATCCGGGAATCGCCCTGGTATTACCTCGTCTTCTACGTTCGGACGCCTCGCGGTTCGCGGCGAATCTACCGGCGGACGAACCCGCCGACGGACCAGAAGCGCATCGCCCAGGAGCAGCTCCATCGGGCCCTGGCCGTCGGGGACCCTGAGACGCCGGCCGGAAACGCGACCATCGCGGGGATCCTCGCGGCCTACGGCACGTATCTCGCCGCTCACTCCCCGACGACCTATGCCTCGAAACGATACTGGCTCGAGCGATGGTCGAACGCCTACGGACACCTTCGGGCCGGCGCGTTCCGGCTCGCTCACGTTGACGCCGCGGTCGCGAAGATGCGGGCGGACGGCCATGCGGACGGGACGATCGGCGACCAGCTCGCGATCCTCCGGGCCGCCTTCCGACGAGCTCGCCGGGAGGAGACGATCCAGGCGCACCCGCTCTGCGAGCTCGAGGTTGGCCGGCGCTTCCAGAGTCCAGAGCGCCACGTCACCTGGGCGGCCGACGAGTTCGCCAAGATCACGGCCGAGCTCCCCGGATGGGCCGCGCGGCTGTTCGCGCTCCTCCTGGCGACGGGCCTCCGGGTCGGCGATGGCCTCGCGCTCCGATGGGACGCGATCAAGGCCGACCGAATCCTGCTCCGCCAGCAGAAGACGGGCGACGAGCTCGCCGTGCCGCTGACGGCCGCGGCGCGAGAGGTCATCGCGTCCCTTCCGCACCGGGACGGCGCCGTCTACGTGTTCGAGCACCGAAAATCAAGCCGCGAACAGCAAGAAAACTCCCGTCCGTACCTCCTGCGGACGCTCTATCGCGCGCTCGAGTCGGCCCGCGAGACGACCGGCATCCGCGGGAAGACGATCCACGACTTGCGCCGGACCTACGCGACCCGGCTTCTGAACGGCCACGTCTCCCCCGCCTTGATTGCGGCGCTCCTCGGGCAGCGGACGACGCGCCTGGTCGGCCGGTACACGCACGCCGAGTTCGAGACGCTGCGTGCGGCGGCCGCGCTCGGGGCCGGAGCGCCACAATTTGCGGCGGCCCGTGCGGCGGTCGCCGGTGGAGAACAGCGGAAACGAGCGGAAACGAGTGGAAAACGGAAAGGCCGGGGGACGGCCCCGGCCTCGTCGTAACCCCTTGCGGGGCATTCGTTTAGTTGGAGCGGGACACGAGGGTCGAACTCGCGACATCTACCTTGGCAAGGTAGCAGGCGTTCACGGGACGCCCGTCCGATGGGCCGCTTTCGCGCCACGTTGCCCTGTGCGGCGCTCTTGCGGCGGTCCGGGGGTCGGTCTACCCTTGCGCCCAGGAGGCCCACAGCATGCCGTCAGACTTCGTCAGGCCCGGTCGTATCGACAAGCTCCGCGAGGAACTCGCGAAGGAAAAGAACGAGAAGATCGAGCTCCGGGCCGCGATGCTCCGGTTCCTGACCCTCTCGAACCGAATCGAGGTCCTCGAGGCCGATGTCTCGCACCGCGACGAGCGGATCGAGATGCTCGGCGACAAGAACCGCCAGCTCATCGCCGCCTGGCTGCTCCGCGAGGCCGGCCCCGGGGTCACGCTTTCGGAGGCCGAGCAGCTCGAGGCCTACCGCCATGCGCCCCGCGTCGTGATCGAGTCAGTCGACGAGACGGAGGCCGGGGCGAAGTCGGCTGCGTTCCGGTTCGACTCGGAGGTTCCGCTCCGGGAGCTCCCGGCGAAGCCGCTCGAGGCGGTGCCAGATCCTCCGCCGGCGGACACTCCCGACACCGCTGCGCCAGGAGAAACGGCCACAGAACCGGAACCGGGTCCCGGGCCTCGTGCTCTGGGAGATCCGGCCGAGAGCATCGCACCGGTCTAGGCCGCCTCGGTCGCTGGACGTTCCAAGGGCACGACCTCGATCTCGAGCGCGACGTTCCCGGCCGCAAGCGCGCCGGAGAGCCACTCGGTAAACAGGCCGAAGGCCGTCGCCGAGTACTGAAGGACGTCGCGCTCACGGCTCATCCCGACGAGGATGCACCCGCGAATGTCCGCGACGGTGTTCCCCGGGTGAATGAGGATGTCCGAGCGGCCCGGTACGTCGAGCAGGTGGGGCATCGGCCGCCCGAAGTGATCGGACGGCGCGACGATCACCGGATAGACGCCGATCGGGATGCACGAGATCCCGCGCGCGTTGCCCTTCCAGGGGCGCTCGAGCGTGTAGAGCGAGAGATCTCCGGCGAACAGTTGCCCGGTCGTCGGAGCGTCCTGCGTCATCGCATCGCGACGGATCCGGAACGTCGTCACCATAGACCTTGAGCCCATTCGCCCGGGATCGGGACGATCTCCCGCGTGACGAGATCGACCGACGCCGTGTAGAACCCTTGCTTCCCGGCGATGAGTTGCGGCGCCCATTCGGTTCCGTCCGGGACGACGCCGCGCCATGCGCCCGTCGAGAACATCCGGAACTGCAGCGCGGCATAGCTCGTCTGATACTCGACGGCGATCCGCCATAGGCGATGGAGGAGCGTGAGCCCGTAGACGAGCGAGGCCGGATCGGATTCGATCATCGAGAACCGGAGCGAGACGTGATAGCGATAGCCGACGAGGTAGCTCATCTGCGCCCATTGGAAGTTGAGCCACGGGCCGATCGTGACCGTCTCCTCTCGGGCCTCAACCGTCCCGAGCGTGAGGCCGTAATTGGCCGGCGCGTTGTTCGGGACAACCGAGAGCTCGTAAGGCCCTTCGATTTGGACGCCTCCGGAGTTGACGACCCGGAGCGCCGGAGAGCGATGCGTCGCGGATGCCATCGTTAGACCTCGAGGCCGACGACCTTCACGGTTACGCCGACGACCGGATGCCCGGTCTCAATGATTTGGAAATTCCGGCTCGCGCCGTCGACGATCGCATGGAACGTTCGCCCGACCTCATACGCCCGCCCGTCGCGAAGACGCTCGAGCTCGATGTAACGTTTCTGCGTTCCGAGGTAATTGAGCAGCGACGTCGCGAGCGCGGTCGCGAACGACGAGCTCGAGACGAACCGACATTTGAGCTCGAGGGCGAGGCCGCCTTGCCCGAACGCCGTTTGGGTCGCGCTCGCATAGGCCGCGTTCCCGGCGAACCCGAAGATCGTCGCGTCGTTCTCGTTTGTTATCGAGACGTATCCGGCCCATCGGTTGAACACGCCCTGAGTCGTGAGCGTAAGGAATCCCGCGTCGCCGTCGATCTGGTCGTTCGTGCCGATCGTGTTCCCCGGCATTGGGAATGACCGCGAGCGGAACGTCCAACGATTCCCGTTCTGCGAGAGGTAGAAAATACCGGCGACGAGAATCGAGAGTTGCCCGAGCGCGTCCGCGACGGAGAGGCCCGTCATGTCGAGGTACGGGACGACGCCGGTCTGCTGATTCGAGACGTAGAGCACCGTCCCGCCGATGAGTGCATACATCGGATAGACGCCGGAGAGGGCCCCGCCGACGGTCGACTGACAGATGAGGTCGACGGGAGGCCGCGCCGTCGAGGCCGGCGCCGCCGGCAGGATGAACGAGTCGGCGACGCTCTTGTTCCGAAACGTCTCGTCGCCCGTCCACGACGTGAGATAGACGCCGTTCTCCGGGTCGGATTGGAGCGCGTAGAAATTCCCGTCGCCGTAGTTATGTTTCAGCGAGCGGCCGACGAGGAACGGCGAGACCGGAACGTTATAGGTCGTCGACGTCATGACGCCCGCGGACGTCACCGAGTAGACGTTGATCGTCGGCGCGAGGCCGAGATAGCCATCGTTCTGGACGATCGCGACGACGCCCGCGCGGATGAACAGCGTAGGGCCGTTCATGTTCGGCGCGCGGTTTCGAACGAGGCCGGCCCCGCCCCGCTCATAGCTCGACGTGTTCAACGTTGCGGGCCCGCCGGCCGACACGACGTCGACGTCGGTGAACAGGACGCTCCCGCTCGCCGGGTCGACCGCGATCCCGATCGAGTCATAGAGCAGCGAAAAGTCCTCATCGGTCGTCGACGACACGCCGGCCCATTCGAGTGTCGTCCCGACCCACGCGAGAATCCCCGGATCCCAAATCTCGCGCTCTAGTTTCGTCGTGAACGCGAACGTCGGCGTCGGGACGTTGCCGAGATAGACGACCGTGTAGATGTAGCGGATCCCCGCCGTCATGTCGTAACCGTAGAACCGCATCGTCACGTCGAGGCCGTAGCGCGGCGTCGACGTCCGGGTCCACGTTCGGAGCGGTCCCGAGTTGAGGTAGGTCGATTGCGCAAGCGTCGCGTCGACGATCGGGAGCGTCGTCGCGCCGAGCGGCGGGACGAGGAGGGAGAATCCGCTCGTCGGCGACGTCGCATAGTACGTTCCCGAGGGCGTAGACGCGGCGACGAGGGCCTGAACGCCGACGCCGACGACCTGGCCGGCGAGCGCCGAGACGTTCCCGGATGGGAGGCCCGTCGTATTGACCGGCGTCGCGAATAGCGTCGCGAGATTCGGGAGCGGCGCCGAATAATAGAATTGCGGGTTCGGGAACCCGGCCGCGGCGAATAGCGTCCCGACCGCCGTTTGGAGCGGAATGTTCCGCTGATACGGCGTGAGGAGCGTTATCGGGACTCCCGAACCGTAGTCTTTTTCCATTCCGGCCGTGAGCCCGACCGTCCAGAATGCCGGCGGACTCGATGAGGGATCCGGGACGATCGAGCGGATCGTGAACTTCTCGGCGGTCCCGAGTTGGATGACGTCGTTAAGAACGAGGTCGCAACCGAGCGGCGAGCCGGCCGCCGCGATCGTGAGGGTCGCGGGATCCATTCGGGATGTCGGCGCGGCGAGGAACCACTTCCCCGGGAAATAACCCGGCCTTTGGAAGAGGGTCGACGCATCGGTGGTTTGCAGACCGCGCGAGGCGCCGATCACCGTGAAGGAGAAACTCGTGTCCTTCGGGTTGAATTGGACGGTCGACGGAGCGATGAACCCGTCCGCCGAATAATCGTAGGCATAGCTCACGCCGTTCCAGAGGCCGAGATAGATCGAGATCCCATAGTCGACGGAGCCAGGAAGAATCCCCGCGAGGAGACCGCGGACGTAGCCGGCCGGATCGTATCCTTGCAGCGTGACGTCAGAGGCAGTGAAGCTGTTAGTCTCGATCGGGTTCTCGATCGTCGTCGTGAGCGTCGGCGCGTTCTGCTGTGACAGGAACGCTGTGATATCGATCGGCGTCGTGCCCGCCCCAGGCGTGAGATAGACGATCACGCGCGGCGGGTTCGCCGCGTCGATACTCATCGCGTCCTCGCGGCGACGGTCGTCTGCCCGAGAACGTTCGAGTCGACCATCCGGATCTGCCGAATGAGCTTCTTGACCGATTCGGTATTCGAGGCGTCCATGAGCCCGGCGTTGATCGTCGTCCGCCTCGAGTTGTCGATCGTCGTCGTGTTGTTCGTCGTCCCGGCCCGCGTCCCGCCGAGGCCGTCGGCCCATCCCGAGCCGATCTCGCGGACCATGTCGGCCGCCCATCGCCGGCCCGTGAGGTACGCCATCCGATCGTTTGAGGCGTCGTCGAACCCTGCCGAGCTTCCCGAGAGCGTCGCGATCGCGGTCGCGTCGATCTTCCCGGCCGTCGGCGCGCTCGAGCTCGCGATCTTCGCGATCTGCAGGGCCGCCTGGACGGCGACGAGCTCGGGGAGAATGAGGTCCATCGGATACGGAGCCGCGAGCGCGGAGATGAACGCGCCGGCGGCGTTGATCAGGGCGGCCGCCATCGCCATTTCCTTTTGCACTCCGAAGGCCGTGCCGACCATCTCGAGCGTCCCGCCGACGACGGACGCCTCGAGCTCGAGCTTGTACTGCGCCCAGGCGCGCTTATTTTCGGCGTCCTTCTTGTACTGTTCGGCCAGGGCCTTCGTCGACCCCTGCATGATCTTCTCTTGGGCGGCCGCCTCTTTCTTGAGCTCCGTGTCCGTATATTTCCGGAGCTTGTCGCCCTCCTTCTTCATGAACTCCTGGTTCTTTACGAACGCCCTCGCCTGCTCATCGAGATGGTCGTACCAGGCCTTCATATCGTAGTGGAGCGTCTCGTCGGTGGACTTCTTCTCTTCCTTCCCGCGGAACCCGAGCGCAGTGACGACGGCCGTGTTCTTCTTGGCCTCGCTCGCGGCGAACTCCCTCTGGTTCGTCTCGTAGGTCTTCACGATCGCGGCGTCCGTCGCGACCTGATTCGCCAGGCGCTCCGCGTTGTAGGACTTCCACGCCGAGAGAGGGTTCTGCCAGACGTAGGTGAGGAGATTCGCGAGCGCCTTGACGTCGCGACCGATCGAGTCCGCCCAGACAACGGAGAGGTCCGAGATGAGCGTGAGCGTCCGCGGGATCGTGAGGAAGGTGTCGCGAAGCCAGTGGATGGCGGGGATCAGGACGAACCCGATCGACTCCTTGAGCTCATCCATTCGGCGCGCGGCCCGCGCCTGGGACATCGCGGCGTCGTCCGTCGCCTTGCGGACGTCCCCGAAACGCTCGACGAGGAACTTCGACATGTCCGCGTTCTTCTCCGCGGCTGTCGTTCCCTCGACTACATGCCCGGTCAGTTGCCGGAAGCCGCGATCGACGCCGAGTGAGGCGGCCTGGACGAGCTTCATCGCGGGCGCCATGTCACCCTTGAACATCGTCGTCGCGATGTTCGCCGCGAGCGTCGTCTCGTTCATCGCGGCCTTCTGGTCCCCGCTCGCCAGATAGACCTTCGCGTAGGCGTCGATCAGGTCGCCCTTGATGACCCCCGTCTGGATCGCCAGGGCCGCCGTGAACTCCTGGACGTCCTTCCGCGTTGCGGCGACGTCGACCCCGAAGGTGATCGCGGCCTGGGTGACCGCGCGCATTGCCTTCTCGTCGTTGTAGGCCTCTTCGGCCGCGCTCTTGAGGAACTCGAGCAGCTCGGAGGCGCCCGCGACCAGGCCGAGCGCGCTCGCAAGATCGCGCATCGAGTCCTTGAGCTTGTCCGCCTGCTCCTTGCTCGCGCCGAGGCCCGTCGCCAGGTTATGGAAGGCGCCCTTCGCCTCGTCCGTCCCCTTGGGGTCGAATCTCGACTTGATGTTGGCGCCGAGGTTCGATTCGTTTTCAGCCATCCGAGCCCTCCGGCGCCGGCGCCGTGACGATCGGGATGAGCTCCTCTATCGGCCGCGGCCCGGTCCAGCCGTCCGCCTCGGCCTCGAGCTGCTCGTTTGCGGCCTCCTGTGCGGCCCGCGCTCCCCGGATCGCGTTCGTCGCGACGAAGAACCCCTCCGCCCGGTACTCGAGCGGCCGCTCGATCGACGTCCCGAGAGCGCGCGCGATGTTCAGGAGCGCCGCCTCGAAGTCGAGATCGGTCGCCTCGGAGCCCTCCTCGCCGATCCCAAGGTTCTCCTGCAGGAACTCCCAGTCGTGGACCCGCATGAAGTGGGCGACGAGGTCGATGACCGTGATCGGCGTCGCCTTCTTCCAGGCTTCCGGAGTGAGGCCGGGGACCGTCGCCAGGGCGAGCGGCTCCCAGTCTTCCATCGGGAAATCGACCAGCGCGCGGCCGATCTCCTCCGCCGATGTGCCCGGAGGGATCGTCGGGAACCAGGTCAGGCTCGACAGCCTGGCCTTCCGGACCGCGCCGAGGAGCTCGTCGAGGCGTCCGAACGTGAGCGGCGGAACGTGGAAGTCCGTCCCGCCGATCTTTACCGTCGCGACCGGCTCGAGCGTGAACGCCTCACGAGTTGAGAGCTTCACGTTTACGCGTCGATGCCGATCCCGACGTATCCGCGCGACACCGCGCCGGCGGCCGGGTCGGTGTAGACGTCCCACGTGATCGTGTAGATCCGCTCCTTGTTCTTCGTGAACTTGACCGAGCCGGGGCCCTGCGGGACGCACTTCCAGAGCTGGATCGTGCGGATCACCTGCTCGCCCGGTCCGGGCCCGCGCCAGATGAGCTGCATGTAGCGCCGCGCGACGGACTCGCCGAAGGTCAGGCTGCCGGCCGGCGAGGCCTGCGTCCCGCCCGTCAGGACGTTCGCCGGTGAGATCGGCGACTGCTCGGCGCCGAGGGTCGACCACAGGTTGTAGTGGTTCGCCCAGAAGTCGTTCAGGAACGAAGCCTTGATCTGCCAGGCCTCCCCGGACGGGAACCCGCCGATCGGGTTGAGGAGCTGGTCGCACTCGATCTTCGAGAGCGTCCGCTTCCCGTCCCATTCGATTCCGCCGGAGGTCGGGCCGATCTCCGTGATCGTGCCGGGATCCGCTCCCGCGACCGTCGCCGGCGCGAAGTAGAGTTTCCCCGAGCCGCGCGAGACGTTCGCCTGGTTCGTCTGGTCCGTCGGGAACGTGAGCACGCCGACGACGAACAGAGAGAGGAGCGCGAGAATCTTCATGGCGAGGCCCGCCGAGATCCCGGCGCCGGTGATGGTCGCGATCGTGATGAGCATGGTTCTCTCCTTCTTCCGTTAGGGATTGAGGCGCGGGAAGCAGTAGGCGATCGAATAGTCGAGGACGAGGATCCCGATCGCCTGTTCGGCGGCGGGTTCGGTGTACTGAGCCTTCGTGGTGATCGTGATCGGTCCGTGGGTCGCCCAGAGCGGATCCGTCACGTCCGCTCCGTTCGTCCAGTACGGAAACGCCTCGACGGCGACCTGGAGATCCGCGACGAGCTCGTTCATGTCGGGGCGGACGACCGCATCGAGCCCGTCGCCTCCGTCCTGGGCGGCGACGTAGGCCCAAATCTGGACGGCGATCTCGCGACGAAAGAGGTTGTCGTCGTGGAACGTGACGACGTCCGGCTGGTTCATGGCCGTGATGATCTCGACCGCCGGGAGGTCGGTCATGTCGAACTTCTGGACCGAGCGCATCCGCGAGAAGACGCGCGCGAGGGACGGGTCGGTCCCGCCGCCCAGGTCCGAGACGATCGGCCGGTGAGTCAGGCCCATCGGGAACGAGTAGACGACCCCCGGCGCAAGGGTCCGGATGCACGCCTGGAGGCGCGCCAGGAGCTTCTCGCGGAGATCCGTACCGCTCATTCCTCACCGCCTCCGCCCGCTCTCGAGCTCGAGCCGATGTCTGCAAGGACGCGGTCGACGGCCTTCCGGTGGATCTCGAGGATCCGGTCCCTGGCCGCGACGACCGCGGGCCGGAGATACGGATGCTCGCGCCGGACGATGTTCCGCATGTGGGCCGGGACCGTGAACGGCCTCGTCGCGCGCCCGAAGCAGGAGCTCCGGATGTGCGCCCGGACGGCTTGCGGCCCGGTGAAGCCGAACTCTTCCATCGCGGCGTAGACGACGCCGGGCCCGACCCGACCGCTCCAGCCATCGGGCAACTCCTCCGGAGCGGGCGCCGTGATCGAGCGCCGGAGCGTTCCGGTGACGACGTGGACGCGGTCCTTCGCCTCTTTGAGAAGCTCCCGCTGCGATTCGACGTTCGCGGTCCGGAGCGCGGCCTTCATCTTCTCCGGGAACCGGCCGAACGCATCGGCCGCGCCGGCGATCTGCGAGATGTCGATCGTGATCTCGAGCATGGTCAGCTCGGCAGGAACGCGCGCCGCCGGCGAGCGATCATCGTGAGGATGTGTTCGGGGACCTTCCGGTCGAACCCGACCGGCTGACCGCCGATCATGTCCGAGCCGAGACCGATGCGGTCTCGGTCGCGGAACAGCATCGAGGCCCAATAGGTGATCGCGAAGACGAGATCGTCGGGCGGCGTGAGATCGCCGCCGCCGGCCAGTCCGGCGCTGTACGCGACGATCACGTTGAGGGGCCGCGAGGCATCGAAGATGTCGCCGTTCGTGAGAACGATCGCCTCCTGGCCGGGATCGATCGCGATCGTCGAAAGCGGGAATGTCGGAGAGGCCACGAACGACGGCTGGACCGTCTGCGTCGTGCCGTTGATCGAGACGCTCGCGAGCGTCCAGATCGGATCGTGGCGGAGAAACAGCTTCGGCTTGTTGTTGCCGGTGTAGACCTCGATGTAATCCTTGAGGGCGAGCGTCCGGCCGATCTTCTTCTCGACCGACGCCTGGCACGCCGAGCCGAGGGCGTCGAGGATCGGCCCCGCGCCGCCGGGCGGAGGCTGCCCGATCGACTTGAGGTATCCCGAAATCTCCCCGTTCCAATCGACAGAGCCCATTCGTTGCCGCCTCGAGGTAAAGGCCCGGGAGATCGCCGCTCCCGGGCCGGTTGAACGTCAGACGATGTTGTAGATCGAGCCGAGCGCGAAGTTCGCGTGGACGACGAGAGCGCCGTTGAGATCCATGCCGAGCTCGACGGCCCTCTTCGACAGGCCGAACGTGATCGAGCGGTAGTCCCAACCGAGGAACACCTTGATGTTGTCGCCGACGTTCGAGGCCGCGTAGTACGGCCCGAGGCCGTAGCTCACGAACAGCATCGTTCCGGGCGGCAGGAACGGGTGCACCGTCACGGGCGTCTCCTTGCCCATGTACCGGTTCATGATCGACCGGACGCCGAACGAGCCCTTGATGTTCAGCTCGCCCGCGGCCGCGTCGATCCGGAAGACGGGCGCCGAGGAGCCCGCGACGATCTGGTCGATCTTCTTCTTCTGGGTCGTGTTCACCCAGATTTCGTCGGGACCGATCTTGTACGTGTCGTAGAAGGCCTTGAGCGCCGAGTCGACCTCGTTCACGCCGGCCGCGCCGTCCGTCGTCAGGGTTGCGCCGTCGAGCGAGACCGAGTAGCCCGGCGCGTACGCCGTCTTCGTGCACTGCGCGATCAGGCCGTCGTAGTCGAGCGCGTTCGCCGTCTGGTCGGCCGTGTTGGCGACGTTGTTCGAGTGAACGTCCGCCGCGACCGGGGTCGCCGCGTTGTAGACGCTCGAGAAGGTCGTCGTCGAGAGGATCGTGATCTGGTTCTGGAAGACCGTGCCGATGTACTTGCAGTTGGCATTGCCGGTCGTCGTGCCGAAGAACACGTTGTAGGCGACGGCGCCCTTGACCGCCGTCCAGACCGCGTTGATCGACTTGTCGCCAGTGCTGCCGCCCGCGGCCGTCGTACGCGACATTTCGTTCGTCGCGTGGGTTTCGCCCTTCGCATCCGCGCCGCCGTTGCCGGTCGAGTTCGAGAGGTAGCCCTGGGGGGTGAGCGCCGAGACGCGGATGAAGTACCCGGTCGAGGCGGTGAGCGAGCCGATGCCGGTCGCGAGACCGACGGGCGAGGCGATCGTCGGGGTCGCCACGAGGCCGAGCGCCGTGACGTTGCCGCCCAGGAGCATCTTCTCCTCGGCGAGCATCGTCGCGTGCAGGAGCGTCAGCCGCGCGACGTCCTCGGCCTGGAAGTCCTGCCCGGGCGTGAGGCGGCTGTTCGAACCGAACAGGGCCTCCGGCGTGAGCATCGACTCGGCCTCGATCGTCTTGAAGTTGTAGGTGACGTTGACCTCGTTGAACGCGATGCGCGAGTTGCGGCCGGTCGTGGAGTCGGTCGCCTCGGCGACGGAGCCCCACACGTTCTGGGTGTTGATGCCGGTGAGCTTGCGGAAGGTGACCGACGCGCCGCCGACCGTCTCACGCGGGAGGCGGTTGCGGAGCGGGGTCGGGACGGCGTACAGGAGCTTCGCGGGGACCTCGAGCGGAACGCCGAGGAGGCCGAGAGGCGTCGTGATGCCGAGGTTGTTCGTCGCGTCCTTGCGGATCTCGACCTTGTTGCCGAACCCGTCGAGGAGGCCGTACTCGCCGTTCGCGGCGGCACGCATCGACTTCGAGAGCGCCGCCGTCGCTTCCGGCGTGGTGACGCCGAGATCGCGGAGGAGCCCGGTGACTGCGGAGGGATTCATGTTCGTTCGTCCTTACGCCGGGAGGCCGGCGTTGACCCTGGCGACGGCGAGATGCCTCTGCAGCTCGGCCGCGGCTTCCGGGTTCTGGATTGAGGCGAGAGCGGACTCGAGCGTCCGGACCCTTGCCAGGCCTTCGGTGTCCGCGATCGGCGACTTCTCCGCGACGCGGGCGGATCGGAGCGGCGTCGGTACGGCGGCCGTCTTCGCGAGCTTCTCGATCGACTCGCGCACGGCCTTGAACTCGAGCCCGATGGACTCCTTGAGTTCGCCGTTCGCCTTTGCGATCTCCTCGTTCACGAGCGACAGGCCCTTGCCGATTCCCTCGGCGAGCTCGTCTCCGTTGTTGACCTTGAACACTTCGCCGCCGGCCGTCGCCGTCGGCGCGTAACGCTTCGCGATGTTCGCTGCGACGGCCTTGAGGAGCCGCGGCATGAGCGCGCCCTTCCCGGTCGTCGGCATGATGTTGTCGAATCCCTCGGCGGGAATCTCGCCGCCGTCGATCGCCTTCGCGCACTTCTGGCACGACATAACGCCGCCGCACTTCGTACACGTCGGGCCGACTGCTTCCGCGACACCTTCGTCGTCTTTCGAGATGCCCTCGGACCCGGCCGCGTAGGCGATCGACGTGTCGGGCGGGCTCTGCGCGTTGATATCGACGGCGGCCTTGTCCGCACCCGGCGAGCTCGGCGCGGCCGAGGCGAGCTCGATCCCCTCGAGGGCGACGAACCGCTGGCCGGCCGCGATCATCTGAGCGAGGAGGTCGAGCTGCGTCGACTCGTCCTCGCCCTCGGCGGCCTCCGCCTCGTACAGCATCGCAAGCTGCTCGAGGATCCGGACCGCATCGGCGATGTCCTGAGACTCGCCGCCGAAGAAGTATTTCGTGACGAGCCGGCGCGCGGCGGCTTTCGCGAGATCCGCCGGCGCGGCCTTGCCCGAGAGCTTCTTTTTCGGCTGCGGTTTTGGCGTCCCCTTCCAATCGCCCGGAGGCGTCCCGTCGATCATGTCCGAGGCGTCGTCCGCCCCCGCCCCTGTTCGGCCCGCCTCGGTCGCGTCCCCGCCCGGGCCTTCCGTCCCCGGCTCCTTGCCGGTGCCCGCCCCGGCCGCCTCGACGTCTTCGGCCGGCGGATTGATCGGAGCGAGCGAATCCGCGCCGGCCGTCCCCGGGGCCGGTTTCTTGTTCTCGGAGGCCTCGGCCGTGTCCAGGATGGCCGAGGACTGCACACCGCCCGTCCCCGGAGCCGCTCCGGCGGGTTCGACGCCCTCGGCCGGCGGGTCCGTGATCGGGCCGCTCTGGGGCGCCCCGGTGCCCGGAGCCGGGTTCGAGCCGACGATCTCCTCGGCGGAGGCCCCGACGGCCGGGTTCCCGTTCGGGTCGACCGTTCCAGGGGCGGCGTCGTCCTCCTCGACCGTTTCGGCCGGCTTCTTCTTCGCGGCCGCCGACTCCGGGCCGCCCGAGCCCGGGGCCTTCTTCTTCCCCTCGACGGTCGTCGCGTCGCCCGGGAGCGGTGCCGAGGCCGCTTTCTTCTCGAGCTCGGCCCGGATCGCCTTTGCGAATCGGTTCGTTGCAACCTCGAGGGATTCCGGCTCGCCAGCGAGGAGCTCCGTCGCGACTCCGTCCGCTTTGACGAGCTCGAAATTGGCATTTGGGTTTGCCGGAGCGTCGACGACGGAGAGCTCCGTCATCTGCCACTCCTCGATGACGCGCGTCGGGATCCCGCCGATCTTCGTCATCCGAACCTTCGTCGGGTTCGATCCGCCGACCGAGAACGATCCGAGGACGCCTTCCTCGATCTTCGCTTGCGTGTCCTTCGCGCCACTCGAGATGAACGCCTCGACGCCAAAGGTTCGCGCCTTGTCGTCGAACGTCAGATTGAGCGCCTTCCCGACCGGCTTTTTCGGGTCGTGCGCCTCGCGGATGTTCCCGCGCCAGAACGAAGCGGCCTTTTTCGTCCCGTCGTAATCGAGGACGTCGCCCTGCGAGTCGCGAGTCTCATCGGAGGCGAGGCCGATGATCTTCATCCGACCGTCCTCGAGCTTCTCGAATTTTGAGATCGGAATCGTGAACCTCATCGTCATCTCCTCTTTCGGGTTAGTTAAAGACTTCGACGACGGCGTTTGTCGTCGTGAGCGTCCCGGTTGCGTTCCCGTTGTTGTAGATGAGGTCGATCGCGAGCGTGCCCGTCGTGTTCACGGTGACAGGGGCGAGCGAGCCGACGCGGAGGCCGTAGCGCGCCGTCGAGGCCGCGATGTTCCCGTCCCAATCGGCGTATCCGACGACCGTCCCGCCGGCGCCGGTCGTGCGACAAGTGATAACGGCCGTCGCCGTCCAAAATTGGTTTGCGACGGTCGTTTGCGTCGCGATGCTCGACCCGCTCGCGATCGACGTCGCGCCTAGCTTGAGGTTGAGCGTCTTCGTTCCGGCGCCGCCGTCGGCGACGCTTACGAATCCCGCCATCGTGACCTTTATCATTCGGCCCGCGGCGAGGAAATTCGCCGGGAGCGTGAGCGTCCCGGTCCCGGTCGAGAACAGCGTCGTGTCGGTATTCGCCGTCGTGACCTTATCGGCGGTTTGCGTAAAGATGACGATCGGCGTTTTCCCCGACAGGCCCTTGACGATGTTCGTCATTTGGCCGTCGTTCTCGACCGTCAGAGAGTTGGACGTTGCCGTCCCGGCGCTCGGCGTCGTGACGATGACGACCTTCGCACCGTGCGCCGCGTCAGTCCAATTCTCGGCAGTTTGCAAATACATTCCGGCCGCGCTTGTGCCGCCGTTGCCCGTCGCCCCGTATCCGTAGCCGAGCATCGCGCCCAACGTGTCGCCCGATTGAGTCGCCGTTGGCGCGAGCGCCGTGCCGCGAGTGCGGCGCATTGCAATCATTGGGAACAAGGTGCCAAACGAGCCGAGCTCTAGCGGCGTCATCGAGGAATCCGGCGAGACGAGTTGGAGCACCGTGTCGGTGCGGATCGGGGCCGGCGTGACCGGGTTGTAGCCGAGCTTCATGAACTCGACGCCGAACGCCTGCCCGTTCGTCATGAATCCCTTGAGGCCGCGGAGCGCGGGCGGAGGCGCCGAGAGGAAGTTGTCCCATCCCTCCGGGTTGAGGCCCGGACAGAAGATTCCGGGCGCCGTGTTTAGCGTGCCGGCGGTCCACGTCCCCGTCGTTTCCTGAAAGCCTGAGCCCTGTACGGTCCCGCCGAACGTATAGGCGCCGTTCCCGACAGAGTTACCGCCGGATGCGGTCCCGAGCGTCATCGACGTCCCGGAGGCGGCGAGGAGTTTCCACGAACCATTGGCCGCCGTGTTCCCGTTGACGCCGCTGATCGCGACCCAATCGCCGATCCGCTGCCCGTGCGCCGTCGTCGTCGTGACGACGATCGGCGTCGCGTTCGTCGCGTTCGAGATCGTGTAAGTGTTCGATCCGGTGAAACCGCTAAATTCGATCGCTCCCGGGAACGCGAGGTTTCCCGTTACCGGGACGATATCGACCGGGACGTTCGCCGAGATGGTCGACCCATAGAAGAACGACGCGTCGGTGAATTGCAATTTGAGGCCCGTCGCCGGCACGCCTTGGATCCTCATGTTCAGACCGACGAACACGTTTTGAGCGACGTCGAGATGAGCGCCGCCGCCGGTCGTAGACTCGCCGATCCGAACGCCCGTTACTCCGGCGCCCGACGTCGCGACAACGCGAAGATTCGACCAAATATTTTCATTCGCGCCATCCACGACGCCGGTCGGGTTCGGATAGGCCGTTACGATGATCCCCTCGCCCGTCGGTTGCGAACAGTAGAGATTGCTCATCGCCGAGTCGGCCATATGGTCGGTTCTGAGACACGTTGCCGCCGTCGCGTTCGCGTCGAAGAACAGATTCGCCATGTTCGTCCCGGAGATCGGCCCCTTGACGTTAACCATCACGCCGGAGGCGGCGCCTTGCCATTGGAGAACTGACACCGCTTGAGCAATCGTCCCGTTGTTCGTCGGGCCGCCATCGCCCTCGAGGCGGACGTTGTGATAACTCGACCTCCCGGCCGCCGAGCCGTCGCCCACGTTCAGGGTCGACGTGATCTTGTAGACGCCTTTCGGGAAATAGACTGTTCCGCCCCCCGCAGCGGCCGCCGCAGCGATCGCGTTATTGATCGAGGCCGTGTCGTCGGTCGCACCGTTCCCGACCGCGCCATAGGAGATGACGTTGAAGAGGGTCCGCGTATTTTGGGCCGTAATCTTGAAGTTGCCCATGACCCACGCGGCCGTAAGCGGGACCGATCCGTTCGCGAGGAGATCGCCGACGCCGGTCGCAGACCAGGACGTATTCGATCCGTCAGTCTTGAGGACCTTCCCGTTGTTTCCGCCTTGTGACGGGAGGAGCGCGTTGAGCGCCAGGTTCGCCGTCGCCTGCCCTGTCCCGCCGTTCGCCAGCCCGAGTTGTCCGGAAACCTCGGCGCCCGACAGCACGACGGCCGAGCTCGTGAGCGCCGACGTTCCGTTCCCGTGAATGACGCCGGCAGCGAGCGTCGCGGCGCCCGTTCCGCCCTGGGCGACGATCAGCGAGCCTGTCGTGATCTTCGACGCATCCAATGCCGGAACGTCGCCGGCGACGAGCGTGTCCCACGCGGGCGCGGCAGAGTTGGCACCATCGCCCGTCTGGCGCATGAACTTGCGCGTCGTCGTCGTATTCCCCGCGAGGCGGCTCGACGTGTTCGAGGCCGAGCCATAGATGGTGTCGCCGAGGGTCGTGATCGGGCTGAGACCGTTGAACGCCGCCGCGGCAGTTGTCTGCCCGGTGCCGCCATTCGCGACGGCCAAGGTCCCGCCGAGCGTCAACGTGACGGCGCCGGTCGGGCCGCCGGTCAACGTCAGGCCCGTCGACCCGCCCGAGCCGCTCACCTGGGTAACCGCGCTCGCGCCGATCGTCTTCGGCTCCCACTGTGACGAGCCGTTATTCCAGCCGAGATACTGAAGATCGCTCGGCGCCGTCGCGACGACGGTCCGGCCCTGAATCTTCCCGACGGTGTTCGCGACGATCGTCCCCGTCACGTCGCCCGCAAGAGTCGGGAGTTGCGCGGTCGCGACAGTGCCCGAGGTCAGGATCGTCGCCGGAAGGTTCGGGATGTCTCCGGCGACGAGGGCCGCCCATGTCGGGACCGAAGACGTCTCCTGCATAAACATCTTCGTTGCGGTCGCGTTCCCGGCCAGACGGGTGTTCGTCCCCGCTCCGTTTGCATAGGCGAAGTCGCCCGCGGTCGTCGTGGGTGCGAGGGCGTTATAGGCCGCGCCCGCGCTCGCTTGCCCGGTTCCGCCCGACCCGATCGGGAGCTGCCCGGACACTTCGGAGCCGAGAGCCACGGTCGAGGACGTGAACGCCGAGGTCCCGGAGGCGTGAAGGACTCCCGCCGCGAAGGTCGTCGCGCCGGTCCCGCCGGTCGCGACGCCGAGCGTCGCGGAGAGCGATCCAGCCGAGCCGCTAGTGTTCGCCGCGTTCGCCGGAATGTCGCCCGAGACGAGCGCGGTCCACGAGGGCGCCTGGGCGGCCGCGCCGGTCCCCTGGGAGAGCAAGAACTGCCGGGCGGTCGTGGAGTTGCCGGCGAGCCGAGTGTTCGTCCCCGCGCCGTTCGCGTAGGAGATGTCCCCGGTCGTCGTCGTCGGTGAGAGCGCATTGAACGCGTTCGCGGCCGAGGTCTGGCCGGTTCCTCCAGAGCCGAGCGCGAGCGTCACCGAGAGGCCGGCGGCCGTCCCGGACGTGTTCGACGTGATCGAGGCCGGGAGGTCAGCCGCGACGATCGTTCCCCAGGCCGGAGCCGTCGCGAGGCCGGCTGAGCCCGTAGAGGTCAGGAAGTTCTTCGTCGAGCTCGCGTTGCCGGCGAGACGCGCCGCGATAGGGCCGGTCCCCTCATAGATCGTGTCGCCGACGGTCGTCATCGGCGAGAGGGCGTTGAATCCGGCGTTCGGCGAGGTCTGCCCGGTGCCCCCGAAGCCGATTCCGAGCGTCCCGGCGAGCGTCAGGGTTCCCGCCGACGTGACGGGCGAACCCGAGAACGACATTCCGGTCGCGCCGCCGGACGCGGCGACGGACGTCACGGTCCCGACCGCAGACGCGGCGTCCCAGGCCGAACCGGTCCAGGAGAGCACCTGGTTCGACGTCGGCGCCGTGTTCCCGAGCGGCCGCCCGCGGAGGCCCGTCACCGTGACGGCGTTCCCGGCCGAGCTCGCGTCGCCCGTGAGCGTCGAGGAGAGGGTCGTCGCGGTCGTGGCGTTCCCGGCCAGGGCGCCGGTGACCGTGCCGGCGTTGAAGTTGCCGGACCCGTCGCGGCGGACGATCGTCCCGCCCGTATTTGCGGTCGTTGAGGCGTTTGCCAGGACGGCCCCGGCGGCGACGTTCGCGGCCGTCTGGCCCCCGACCGTCGCAACCGAGGGCGACGGCAAGGTCCCTGAGAGATCGCCGCCCAGGGCGCCAACGTTCGTCGACGCGACGCCCGCCGCAAGGGTCGGTGAGGGATAGGTTCCGGTCAGGGCCCCGCCCGCGGCCCCGAGGTTCGCCGCGGCGGCCCCGGTCCCGAGCTGCGTCGACGTGACGCCGCCGGCCGAGATCCCGACGATCGGGACCGTCGCCGTGCCGGTGACGGAGATCCCGGTCCCCCCGGTGATCGACGTGACGCTCGATCCGGCCGTGACCGTCTGGCAGGTATAGGAGCTCGAGCCGCTCGAGTAGACCCGCGCCTGGCCGTTCGTACAGTTGCCGGCCGCAAGCGCCTGGCCGCGGAGAGCGATGACGGACGGGTTCGGAGACGTCCCGATGAGGTCTCCGCCCATGCTCGGCCCGGCGTTCGAGATGATCGTCGCCGGCGTCTGCGTGCCGCGCGTGTAGAGGGTGAGCGACCCAAAGGCGGCCGGGCAGGAGACTCCGGTCGGGACGATGATGTCGTTCGCGATCCCAACGGCCGGGATGTCGATCTGTGCCTTGAGGCCCTGGATGACCGTCAGGCTCCAGACGCCGTTGACGTCCGTCGTCGTCGTCAGGTCGTTCGTCGTGATCCCGTAGTTCCCGACGGCCGTCGGCGAGACGGTCCGGATCCGGACGTTCGTGTTCGGGACGGGCGTGACGCCGCCCGTGAGGACCGTCCCCGAAATGACGCAGGTTGCCGGGACCTGGGCGAACGCAGATCCAGCGGGAACGAAGAGGCCGGAGATTCCGAGGAGAGCGAGAAGCGTGACGGAAAGGCTCCGGCGATGAATCTCGCCGACCGAGGAGCCCTTCCGTCGCGCTTCACGCGACGGCTTGCTGGTCATTCATCTCACCTTTTTCGATCCCTTCAGTATTTCGGCCATGAATGTCTCCTGGTGAATCGCCGCAACGATGCGGGCACCGCGAGCCCTGGACTCCTCGGCGAGAACCTCGGAGAGCCCGTGCGGACGACCGGGACGTGTCCGGCCGCCGAGAGTGTCGTGTCGTCGAGAATCGCGGACAGCGTCGCCGTTCGCGGTCCGGCTCCGCCCGACACGGTCCCGGTGCCGGCGAGCGTTGAGGCGTCCAGCGAGCTCGAGAGCGAGGCCGCGACCGCGACGGCCCCCGCGCCGGCCAGCGTCGTCCCGGCATTCGTCGTCCCAAGGGTGCCCCCGACGCGGATCCCAGCCAGGCCGGCGAGGGTCGACGCCGCGTTCGTCTGAGCGAGGCTGCCCGAGACGAGGACGGTTCCCGTCCCTCCGAGCGTCGCGTCCGCGTTCGTTTTCGCGAGGGATCCGGTGACGAGGACGGTCCCGGTGCCGGCGAGTGTCGTGCTCGCATTCGTCGCGTTGAGCTGCCCGTTGACGCCCCCGCCGCCGCCCGTGACCGTTCCGGTCCCGGCGAGCGTCGTCGCGTCGTTCGTCGTCGCGAGGGCCCCGCGGGAGAACGTCGAGGCGCCGACGGGACGGAGGACGACCGTCGTCGGCGAGCCCGCGCCCGCAAACAGCGCGATGACGACGGCAGCGGCCGCCGCGAGCGGGTTCGGCCTCGAGCGGAGGACGACCGTCGTCGCGGTTGCGTTCCCGGCGTCGAGCGTGACGGTGTTCAGAGCCATCAGTCCGTGACCCCCGTGAGCGTGTTGACCGTGACTCCCTGCCGAGCGCCGCCGAGATCGAAGGCGACCACGTAGTAGGTCGTCACGTTGTCCGGGACGCCGAAGTCGTACTGACCGTCCGGCGGTTGCGAGACCGCGTCATACATCCATGCGTCGTCGCTGGTGCGGAACAGAGAGCAGACCGCATTCGTGATCGGGTTGCCTACCGAGTCGTTGACGACGCCGCGGATGCGATACGGGAAGTTCGAGTAGCCGCCGTACCGGATGCGGTCGTCCCACACCGGCGAGAGCGTGATCACTCCTCCGACCCCGCCGGCGCCGTCGTACATCTCGCCGACGAAGATGATCGGGTCCACCCATGGCGGATGGAAGTTGAGACCCTCGGAGACGACGGGATCGCCGACCTGATACTCCAGCTCGCGGTCATCCTGCCGCGTGATCGCAACCGAGAGCAGCCGGGCGACGGTATGAGACACGCCGTCATTCTCCAATCGTCACGTAGCAGTTGAGGAGGGAGTTCGCGAGGACATTCCAAAAGACGATCGAGCTCGAGACGGGGATCGAGAGGCCGCGCGGGAATCCGATCATGAGGCCGTTGCCAACCCCGGTCGCGGCGCCGACGCGGCGATAGAAATTCGTCGGCGAGGTCGGCTTGACGGACCATTGGGTTGCGATGAGAACCGGCGAGGCCGGATCCGCCGTCTCCTCTTGGAGCATTTTCGCCGGGGAGATCGGGCCGACGCCGAGCGCCGCGGGTGTACCGATCCCGATGTTCAGCGCCGAGGCCGCAGCCGCGACCTGGAACATCCCGATTTCGAGAAGTCGGGGTTTGTCCGAGGATGTCGAGCGGATCTCCGCGCACGGGAGCGAGACGGTCCCGTCGAGCGTCGCGAACCCGAGATCGTAACGAGCCATCTATCCCCCTCCCGGCGCGACGAGACTCTCGCGCGTCCGCTCGAGCTCCTCGCGGGTCCGGAACGTGTACGCCTCGAGGCGACGCCCGTCGACTTTCAGCGAGAGCATCGGCGATGTGTCACGCGACTTGCAGAATGGGCACGGCATCCGCTCGCCGGTGAGCCAGGAGGTCTTATCGGGCAACATGAATGCCTGGTAACACCGCGAGCAGACGAACTCCTTCACGGCCATCTACTCATCTGCGACAAAGTAGATGTCGGAGACGCCGGTGGCGCCGACGTTCTCGTGGACGAGCGTCGCGTTCACGGCGACGGTGATCCCGCGCGGGAACGTCAGGATCACGCCGGCGCCGATCGTGCCCGGGAGGTTTAGCCGTCTCATCGCGGCCGTCGGAGGCGTCGGCGACGTGCCCCACGCGAGCGCCGTCTTGCACTCCGGATTCGCGTCGGCCGTCTCTTCCGGCAGGAGCAGGATCGGCGTCGTCGGCGTGATCCCGGCCGCCGCGGGCCGGCCGAACGCGAAGACGGATGCCGTCGCCGCCGCCATGAAGACACCCGTCTCGAGGAGCCGGAAGCGGTGGGTGGCGCCGGCGATCAGCTCGATCGTCGCGTTGTTCGTCGTGACGTTCGTCGTTCTGTTTGCGAGTGAATAGAGCGCCATCGGCTCCCCCTTTATGCGTTTCCATCGGTGAGAGTGAACGCCGTCACCGTGACCGTCTGGCCGGCCGTGATCGACGCGTTGTCGAGTGAGAGATCGCCGCCGCCGGTCGCGCACGTGCCCTGCATGTGGCAGGTCGTGAGCCCGGAGTCCTTGATGCGGAAGGACTGCGCTGTGCCGGTGCCGGACGCGGCGACCGTCCAGGAGCCGAGAAGCGTCTTCTGTCCGCCGGACGCGGCATTCATCCAGTCCGAAGGCAGGACGAGTGTCGCGAGTAGCCCCGCCGGGTCGGCCGCCGCGCAGTTGGCCGGGACGGCGCCGGAGTAGATCAGGAGCCGCGCGGCCGTGCCGGTCGTCGACTCGATCTGATCGAGCCGGTTGTTTCGGAGCGTGACCGAGTATTGGACCGCCATCGTGTTACCTCGACTTCCGAATCTCGATGAGAATCTGGTTCTGCGTTTCCTGGAGGATTCGCTGGTTCGTTTTGATCTCTTCGAGCTGGCGCTTCACGTCGTCCTTCCAGGCGTTGAACTCGTTCCGCTCGACGAAGTCCAGACGGAGCCGACGGTCCTGCTCGGTGTTCGCGTCGCTCATCATCAGCTTCGCGACGAACAGCGTGATCAGGACGAACGGAGTGAGCGCACCGGCGACGATCGTCACGACGCGGAACGACGTCAGGACGCCCAGGTCCGTCTTCCGCGTCCCGGATGGGCCGGATGGCAGACTCCCGAACGTATCCGTTTCGTAGGCCGCGGTCGTGTGCGTCCGCGTCTCGATCGGCTCGGCGCGCTGCTCCGTCATTTCAATTCGTCCCGCTTTACGGCGTCGGCGACGGCCGACGCCGAGACACAGGGCGCGGTCGGTTCCTGAATCCCAACCTTCTCGCCGAAGTGGTAGAAGTTCAGGGCGAGCGGCATCGTGAACCCAAGGACGAACCGGGCCCATCGCGGCGTCTCGGCATACGTCCAGGCGAACTTGATGCCCGTGTTCACCAGCGTCGCGATCACGAAGATCGACAGCAGAATGCCAACGATTTCGGGATGCGAACAGATGGCGTTGACCGCCCACGTCGCGACCTTGTACCCGGCGTCCTTGAGAATCTCGCCCATCGTCTTAGCTCTTGAGCCGCCCGACGATCCACTCGACGACGAGGATGAGAACGTAGAGAGAGAACCCGAGGCCGCCGAATGCCCCGAGCGTCACGGCCCAGGCCGGACCGTGGAAGACGGCGATGATGAGAACGGCCAGGACGAAGGCGACGAGGGCCTCGATCATGACTTCACCTGGTCGGCGACGGCGTCGGCGAGCGGGCCGGCAGCGAGGAGGATCGACGCGACCGCCTTGACGTAGTCGCTCGGCTTTGCGACGTCCTTCGCCGGGACGGCGGCGATGATTTCCTGGGACTTCTCGACGAGCGCGAGGGCCGGGCCGAGATCGGCGAGAGCTTCGGTGAGAGTGAGCGCCATGGTTATCCCTTCTGGATGGGCCCGGGCGGAGGCGTCGGGCCGGCGGCGTTGATGGTTTTCATGTGCTCGACGATCGCGTCGAACGCGGCATCGAGCTCGTCGGCGTGTTTCTTCCGGGCCTCGGCCGTGAGGTCGATCCCGGCCTTCATCGCATCCGAGACGGACTTGAGCGCCGCGAGGGCCGCCAGGAGCTCCGTCACGGTTTCACCCGCTCGCGGAGGCCCTTCGAGTCGGCATCGAGAAGCTCGAGCTGGAGCGGCATCCTGGCGTTCGTCTTCCGGACGAGCTCGGCCGCCAGGAGCGCCTCGTTCAGGTGCCGGGCGTAGGCGTCGAGCGCGACGTCGGTCCCGTAACACCAGGCCGGCGGCATCGTGACGTGGCATGCCTCGGCGTAGCGGGCCGCGTAGAAGTCCCGCTCGAGCTCGCGCGTCCCGATCGTCGCGGCCGTTTTCGCGGCGTAGCTCGAGCACCCGATGAGAAGCATCGCCGAGAGCGCCGCCATCGCACGCCGGAGCGGGAGCGGCGAGAAAATCGCCGGACCGCCGAGCTCCGGGAGGAATCGGAGGCGCCGCGCCCGTGTAACGCGGACGACGGCCCGGCGAAGGTTGAGCATCCCTACCCCTCGGCCTCTACCGGAGCCGGCTCGTCGGGACGGTCCCCGAAAGCGATCACACGGCCCCGCGTGTCGGTCAGGGTCTTCTTCTGAGGATCGCGCGCGGCGATCCCGATCCCCCGCTCGCCCTTCGCGCCGGTGTAGATGACGTCGGCCCCGATCGGGATGTTCTCGACGTCCTGCCAATAGTCCGGCGGCCTGTTCGCCTCGTTTGCCATCATGGTTCCCCCTCCTCTTCCGCGAGCTCCGACTCCGTCAGGGGCCGGGCGTCACGTAAACAATTCGGATGCTCGATCGGATTCGCCTCGAACTCCTCGAGGGTCCAGACCTCTCCGTTCGCGGCCTGGCACTCCTCGTCATAGTCGCCGTCGTAGATGTAGACGAGCTCGACGCCCTCTTCGCGAAACGCCGCAGCGTGGCCGCGGTTCTCGGCGATCGCCGTCTCGGTGCGCGCGATCATCTCCGCTCGCGACTCGGAGAACACGCCCGACTCCTCGAGCCGCCCCGCGAAGTCGTCCATGCTCCAGCCGTCCCGGACCGCCTCGCGGACCATGTCGCGCACGGCCTCGCGGGTCGTCTGCTCGATCACCCACTCGGCCTTCGGGTTGTCGACCAGGACGCCGTCGACCCACTTCTTGCCGATGAGCTCGGCGCCCCTGAGCTCGCCGTACTCGACGGCCCGCGGCTCGACGACGTCGAAGTCGATGCCAAGCTCGAACCGCGCGATGGCGTCCTTCGCCCCGGCCCGGAACGCCCCGCGGAGGGCCGGCATGACCGAGCGGGCCCCCTCCTCGGCGATCGCGGCGTCCCAGAGGTCGTCGTCGGCCTTCTCGATCTGCCGGAGGGCCGCCGCGAGAACGGCCGGGTTGACGCGCTCGAGGGTGTCGAGGACGGTGATCGTCTCGAGTCTCATGCGGCCGCCCTCGGCTTCAGCTTCGCCTTGACGCGTTCGAGCAGCTGCGCCTTCTCGCGGTCGAGCATCCGATGAACCTTCGACTTGATCTCGAGCTCGTAGGACTTCCTCGAGGCGGTTGCCTTTGCGAGCTCCTCACGCGCCGCTCCGAAGACGCCGCGGACTTCCGCGTCGGTCCTCGCGTTCTTGAGATCCCGGACAACGAAGTCCGCGACGGCCTTCGGGAGAGCGGCAATCGTAAATTCTGCGACGTGCCGGCCCTTCTCGAGCCGCTTGCGCGCGAACCGCTCCCAGGCCGCGAGCTCCGCCTTCTGCGCGGGCTCGTCCGCTGGCGGCTCGGCCGGGGCCTTCGCCCTGGGCGCCTTCGGCCCTCCAGGGGCGGCCGCTGCCGGCGCGATGGGCTTCCCGTCCGGCCCGATTGCCATCGGGAGGCCGAACGCCGCGGGCGGTTTCGGCTTTTCACTCTCCGGGATCGGGTCGAGGCCCTTCTCGGCCCGAACCTCGTCGACCGTGAGGATCCCCGACGAGACGTAGAGCGAGAGCGCCTCGGCGTTCTCCTTCTCGGATCCGCTCGGCTCGTCGACCCAAGTGAACTCCAGATCCGGTGCGTCGAGATCGCCCTGTATGACGTCGTCGATCCAGTCCTTGAAGAACTGAAGGTTCGGCTTGAGGCCGACGTCCGATGAGACGTTCCGGTCGTTCTCGGCGGTCGCACGGTTCACCTGGGCGACGAATAGCGAGCGCGACACGCCCATGTGCGCGCAAACGGCCGAGATGATCGCCTCTTCCTCGTCCTTGGAGTATTGGTACGGCTTCGTCGGGATGTATTTCGTCCCGGCCGGCAGCCAGCGCATCTGAGAACGCTCGGCGTAATCGTTCAGGCTGTTCGAATACTCCTGGGCGCTCTTGATCGTTTCGAGATCCCAATCGGCGGGCGACTCAAGGAACGATTCCGGGACGGTGCCGTCCGTGTACCAGGACAACTGGCGGGCGATGCGCCGGATCGCCAGGTCGACGATCGGGCGGATCTCCTCGACCGGCGCCGTGCCGTAGACATTGTCGACGGCCGGGTTTGAGACGAGATACAGGATCCGTCCGTCGAGCTCCTCGGCTGACCGGATGACCTGCTCGACCGGCTCGGTCCGATACTGCGTCGTCGGATAGCCATAGATGATTTGCTGGTAGCCGACGACGTGCGCGAACTCGTCGATCAGGAGCTTGATCGTCGCGCCGTCGATCTGAACGAGCGAATGGAGGTCGTTCCCGTCCATCGTCGGCGCCTTGAAGAACGTCAACGCGTCGGTGATAAGCACTTCCTCAATCGCCTGGCCGATCCACTCGCCGAACCGCAGACCGTCAATCCGGTTCGGCTTCTCGAAGAACTCCTTCACTCGGTCGATCTCGGTTGCGAACTCCTTCTTTGCCGACGGAGTCTTCGCGTCACGATGCGAGATGTCCCACTTCATCCCGCGGATTTGCTTCTTGCGATGGTTGATCGCGATCCGGATATACGGGCACGTGTCGGCGAGCGCCCGAAGCTCCGCGAACCGCGTCATCTGCGACTCGGTCCGCGGCGTGACTACAAGGTTCCATCCCGGGTTGAACTCAAACTCGCGCGGCGAGCGCCTCGGATCCGGGAACCTCGGCTGGATCGGAACGCCCGGGCCCCCGTCGATCGGCGAACGGAACGCGTCCCACGGGAGCGGCCGCCCCCACGCGTCGTAGAGCAGGCTCGAGCCTGGCGTGCCGTACGGGGCCGAGCCCGCACCGAACGCCGACGCGGCCGCAACCATGCCGGCCGGGACGAACTGCCCGCCCGCCGGCGCTCCGCCCGTCCCCGGTCGATAGGTCCCGTCCGCTTTCGCTTGTGCGAATCGTCCCGCCATGCTTCCGCCCCTTAGCCGATGAGCCCGGCCGCGAGTTGGTGCACCGTCAGATTGTTCGATCCCGACGACGTTCCCCACGTCGCCTGGAGATGGAGCGCGTAGGCTGCCGTGAGGTCGAGCGTCACCGCCGTGAACGGCGTCGGGTTCGCAACTTGCCAGAGCACGCCAACCGTCGGCCCCGTCGACCAGTAGGTGAACGTGCCGGAACCGAAAAGCGTCCCCGACGCGCCGACGACTCTCGTCGTGATTTCCGCCTCGAACCGCCAGAGTGTCGTCCCGGTGATCGCCACCGTCGTCTGAACGCCGGTCGTCGCGATCACGGTCGAGCCAAGAACGACCGCCATCGCGAGTGTCGGGGTCGCCGTGTTCGTCATCTGTCCCCATCCGCGGACCCAAAGCGTTCGCCCGAGGAGGTTGAGCCGCCCCGCCGCGAGTGTCCCGGGGGCGGTCGCGAGCGAGAGCGGGTAGACCGTCGGGCCCGAGAGCGCACCCTCGACGTTCGTCGCCGCGACCGATGTGTTGTAGGCCGTTCCGGCCGCCCGCTGGTACGCGTCGGCCACGAGCGGGATGCCGAAGTTCGTCAGCATCCGCCCGTCCGTCGCGGCCGGAGTGAACCCGCCGAGCGAAATCTGCGCGTCCGACATGCCGGGTCCGGGGATGAGCGCCCCGATCGTGTCGTCGAGACCGTACAGCGTGACGCCGTCCGATCTCGAGCCGGGCCCGCCCGGGAGTCCACCGATCGACTGTCTGAAAAACGTCATCGCTTGCTCCTTACCATTCGTCCGCCCCGAAGAACGGCCGCTTGAGCGCCTCGTCGATCCGCATCCGCCGCGCCTCGAGTTCGACCTCGGCCGGCCGCTCGAGCTCGAGCCCGTCATCCGCGGCGAGCTCGATCCGCTCGCCGGCCACCTTTACCGCGATCGCATCGTCCGGGACCGTGACGCCGACCAGCCGGACGCCATTCGCGAGCTCGAGGTTGACGACCCTCACGCGACCGCCTCCTTGCGCTTCTGCTCGGCGTGCTGGCGGAAGATCCGGACCCATCCCGGGTTCGACATGCCGCCGCCCGACGCGCCGTGCCAGGCGAACGCTGCGGACATGACCATGTCGTCGTGACCGCCCTCGGGCGCCCCGAAACGCATCAGGCCGGACGCCATCCGCTCCTGCGTATACGCCTGGAGCTCGGCAATGAGCGTCGCTGCGTGCGGCCCGCGTTCCGGAATCTTGATCTCGCCGCGTTCGAAGGCGAGCGCGAGCGCCTCGATCGCCTGCGTCTTCGATGCGTTGGTCGTCGTGAACGGCCGGATCGGGATCGACTTCTTGAGATCGTCGATCAGCGGGGCGCCCATGCTGTTCACTTCGGCGATCACCATGACCGGCCTGAAGCGGTCGACGAGCGCAACGAGCCGAGACTTCTGGATCGTGTAGTCGATCTGGTTGAAGCGGTCGAGCTTCACGATCTCACGCGTCGTCTCGTCGATCACGGTCACGACGGTGAAGTCGTTCGTCTTGCCCCAATCGACGCCGACGACGTAGGAGTGATCAGCGACCGGCCCGTCGACCTGAACGACCGTTGCCGCCTCGAGGATGCGGCGAAACACACTCCCGTTGTCGTCGATGATCTCGGCCTCGTATTCCTGGGCGTAGAGGAGTTCGGCCATGTCGTTCCGCGCCGATTCGATCTCGTCGGCCGGGATGAACGGGTTGTCTTTCGTCGGCCGCTGCCATCCCTTCCACTCGCCGAGCGATTCGTTCTGGCAGCGCGTCCAGAGCGCGTAGGCCCAATTGCGGCCCTTCGGAACGCCGATGAATAGCGCCCATCCCCTGAAGTCCGACAGCGATGCGCGGATGTGTTCGGCCCAGACGCGCGAGCCCATGAGCGTGAACTCGTCGAGAACGACGCCTCGCAACGCCTCGCCGTCGAGCGAGTCTTCGCGCTCGGCCGTTCGCATCCAAATCTCCGAGCCGTTGCCGAGGATGATCTCGTGCGTCGATTCCTTGATTTCCGCAACGCCGCGAAACCGCTGCTTCAGCAACCGCCATGCGCGCTTCATCGACGCGCTCTGCCAGGTCAGACCAACCCACCAGTAGAGTCCCGGCTGCGTCGTGGCGCCGCGGATGATCTCGTCGACGCCGAGCTCGGTCTTCCCCCACCGCCGGCCGCAGAAGCAAACCTTGAAGCGGGCCGGATCGCAAAAGACTTCGTGTTGCGAATCGTGAAGAGGCGGAAGGTAGCGAACGGATTCCTTCACTCCGCTTCGCCCTCGTCCCGCGGGCCGCCCGCGTTGCCAAAGACGAACCGAACCGTGCCGACGCTCTCCTGATGAATCGGCTGTGTGACCTTGCCCTCGAGCCGATCGGTCGCGGCCTCGAACGCGCTCACGTGCGTGCGGCGGTCCGGATCACTCTCGGCGCGGAACATCGCGATTGCCTTGTGATCCGCGCCAACCAGGCCCATCGGCGTCGCACGACGAGCGGCCTTGTAGTTCTCGACGATCTCGGCCGTTGAGTCGCCGGCCGTGTCGTTCAGATCCGCGAGTGCACGCGACGGCGAGCGCATCAGCTTCGGCCGGCCGCCTGGGTTGGCGCTCGCGCCGGGTTGCCATCGCGTCTCGACTGGAGGCGCCACGCCGCTGACCGGACTGGCGTCTGACCGCGGAGCGTGCTCTGAGGCTCCCATCCTGACGGAAAGGTTCATGCCTTCCCGCCCGCTCTGCTACGGGTTATTCGGGGTTTTTCGCTGCCCGCGCTTCCAGGCACGCTCGCGGAGGCCGTAGTCCGAGATTGCCTCCTCCCCTCCGCGACAGAGCCGGACGAAGCCGTTGAACTCCTGCTCGAGCGTCAGGATGCCCTGTGCGGCCAGAGAGAGGGCAAAGCGGGCCCTGGCCGCCCTTGCCTCCCCGTCGTCGATCCGGCGCCATTGGGTGAGGCCGAAGAACCCATCTGGCGGAGGCGGGGCGCCGTGGATGCCTTCGGGGCGGCGGCTCATCGCTTCGACCCGTTCCCGTTCCCGCGGGAACATCTCAGTAATTCCGACGAGCACGTTGTCCCCGTCACGGGTGGGTGGTTACTCCGTAACACCACCCGTTCCGGGAACGCCTCAACCTCCATTCCGGGAATGCTTCGGGAACGGGTGGGAACACCTCGATCTTCGCTCATCGCCGCGTGCTCCTTTTCCACCGCTGTCCCCCTCTCGGCAATTCGTCCATGACCAGCCTCCCGTCGTCCGCCATCCGGTTCAGGGCCGCCAGGACGTCAGCCGCCCGGGCCTTGATGCGCGCCTTCACCGTCCCCGTGAGGTAGCCATCCGGCTGCGTCTTGAGCAGGTCGTCGATCCGCTCCTCGAGTACCCTGTGCCGCTCCGAGACGGCCGTCGCCTGGGCGGCCTCGACCGTGACCGGGTCGACCTCGTGGTATGTCGCCGTCGGGAAGTCCGCGGTGCACCAGGTTGAGAAAATCTCCCCCGTGTACCTGTTTTTCGGCACCCGGATCTCGATCTTCTCCTTCGGATCGCCGTCGACGTGGAGGATCAGCTCCGAGGCTCGTTCGATTGCGGCCGACTCCGCGCCGGCGGCCAGATCCTCGACCCGCTCGTCCTTGTTCTTCTTCGAATACGACCCGCGGTTGACGTGGGAGATCAGGAGGACGATCGCCTTGTATTCGTCCGCGAGCTCGTCCACGCGCCAGACCAGGTCCGACACCGCCTCGCGGAGCGACCGCTGGTTGGTCTTTTCGCTCTTGACGACCTGGACGCTGTCGATCAGCCACACGCGCGGGAGCCCTTCCGGCGCGATCCGGTCGAAGTCGCGCGCCATGAACTCGACCGTGGAGTTGGTCGATCGCGGCTGCAAGAACCGCCAAAAGACAGTCTGCTCCTTGAGTGCCTTGCAGGCCCGGGCCTTTGCGACCTCGTCCGGTCGGCGCATCACGCGGCGATCCATCCCGAGTTGCTGACCGATCCGCACGCGGGAGCCGGTGAGGCCCTCGTCCGCGAAGAGACAGGCCACGGCGCATCGCTTGCCAAGATTGCGGGCGATCTGTGTCGCGACCAGCGTTTTGCCGATTCCTGGCTTACCCTGAATCGTGCAAACCGTTGCCCGGGCGAGCCCCCCGTCCGTGCCTTGGTCGATGGTTGGGAACCCGGTTGGGTATTGCTCGCCGAGCGTCAGCGCCGCGTCGAACAGGTCGGCAAATTCCAGCCAGAGCGGCGAGGCTCCGGAATTGCCGAGATACTCGCGCTCGATGTCCTCGGCCTCGTGCAGCCGGCGGGAGAGGTCGAGGCGTGTTTTCTGGAGTTCTGACAGTGTTGGATCGTGTGCATCATCTCGTCCCGCCACGCTTCCGCCCTTCATGCCTTGAGGCGATTCATCTTCCGGATGAGAGAGGCTTCCTTGACCAGGCGTCCATACTGCGCCAGGTCCGAGCAGTCCGTGGAGTCCAGGTGCCCGGCGACGTAGACGGCGCCGCCCGCGCGCTCGAGCTGGCGCGTCTTGTCGAGCTCGTAGGTGACCGGGAGGATCTCGGGCGCGTCTCCCCTGGCCGCGACGGCCAGGACGGCCAGCCACGTGACGCGGTGCGCCTCGAGGGCGAAGTCCTCCGGCCTGGGCGGCTGCTTCGGCAGAAGGCCCACCGTCAGAACTGCGCCCAGGAGGGCCCGCTCGAGCTTCATCGTGGTTGTGTAGAGTCGCTCCTCTGGCGTGGTCGGCGTGGGATCGGCCCTGACGGCGCGCTCGGCCATCTGCTCGAGTTCTTCCCACGAGACGCACTCGTCCGAGGCGTCAAGCGGAGTGATTGTGCTCATTCAACGTCCCTCCCCTTGCGGACGTACCACCACCGAAGGCCGGCGAAGGCGGCGAAGACGATGGCGATGAAGATGAACACGTCTCTCACTTCTCCCCCTTCAGCGCGGCGGCGGCGATGCGTGCGTGGAGCCGGTCACACTCGCGCTTCTCGATCTCCCGCAGCGCCGCTTCCAGCGTGGCGACGCGGGCCTCGGCCCGTTCCATGCGCCCCTGCATCGACACCCTGTCCACCACGGTTGCGTCAACGAGCGTCGTCTCCAACATGGCGACGCGCTCCCACATATTGCTTTTCTCCGCGAGCAGCCCTTCTAGTTCCTTGACCCGTTCCGCGAGGGCCGCGTTCTCGGCGCGGAGAGCGCGCATCTGGTCCGCGATACTGCCGCCCGGTTCGATAATGGCGAGTTCCTCGCACGACGGGCACGTTCCGCACTTCTCGAACGTCTCGGTCTTGGGGCCGGGGCAGCGGCATTGCCGAATGATTTCTTTGCAGTTGGGGCAGCGAACGATGAAATGGCTCACTTCTTCCCCCTCAGCTTCTCCAACTCCGCGCGCAGGGCGTCGCGCTCGGACATGAGATCGCGCGCCATGTCGAAGTGCGCCGCCGCTTCCGCCCGTGCAGCGTCGCGCTCGCGGTATGCGTCCATGAGTTCGGCCCGCGACTCCACCCACGCCCCCTGCGTGTTGTGGAGGTTCTCGGTTGTCTCCGCCTCCGCCGCCCGCGCACGGGCGAGTTCCTCTTTCAGCCGCTTGTTCTCCTCGAACACGGTGCGGATCGGGTACGTCATGTTCTTGTAGCTTTCCGCCCACGTTACCCACCGGCAATTCGACGGCTCGTAGTTGCCGTCGTTGTCGATGCGGTCGAGAACGTGGCCCTTCGACGGGCGCGGCCCTACGTCGGCAATGAAGTTATCGAAGCTCTCGCGCCAGCGGTCGCAGACGGTGATCCCGCGCCCGCCGTAACGGTGGAAACGCTTATTCGACTTCGCGTAGCAGCGGGAGATCATGCTCGTGCGGATCTGCTTCTCGTAGTAGTTGGGATGAGCCTTCTTGACGGCCTTCTGCCTTTCGCTCGCCGCCGCTCTTTTCTCCGGGGTGCGTTTTGCTTTCCACCTTCGGTTGTATTCGCGCTGCTTTTCGAGTGAGCTACTTGCCACGGCGCATCTCCTCAAGCTCTCGCCGGAGCGTTTCCTCAGACTGTCTCGCACGGCGGGCCTCTTCGTAGGCGAGCCAGAACGGCGATTCGCAGAACTGGAGCGCCTCAAACTCCTCCTCGCTCATCCGCTCCGGCTCGGCGGGGGCGGGGACGTAGTTCTCCGCATGGCACTCGCAGCGGCAACCGAGAACACAGCAGTCAAACCGATGCGCGCACCGCTCCCCGCTTTCGGGCTTGGCCGCGTCAGCCACAAGGCACCTCGACCTTCACGATGGGGCCGACGCGCCATCCAGCCCTTCGGTCCGCTATCCGTTTCGCGGCAGCCTTATGTTCCGTGCGTTCGTGGTCTATGTACCAAGCCCCAGTTAATCCGTAGCTCCATGCGTAGATCCACAGCGTGACGCTCTTTTTCTTCGCGGGCTTCTTCATTTCTTCCTCCACACCTTCTCGATTGCCGCCTCGCACGCCTTCTCGTACTCTGCCCACACGGGAGCCGTGACCTTCTCGTACTCGGCCAACGCGGTAGCCTTGACCTTCACGTACTTGGCCCACACGGGAGCCGTGACATTCTTGTACTCGGCATACGCGGCAGCATCCAGCGTACCGACGCGCCGGACGAGCCGTGCGGACTCGAACGCTGTCTTGTAGAGAGAGGCGTCGCTTCTCCCGCGCCCTTCGGCCTCCCACAAGACCGCGCCGTCCCGCCACCATTGGTTCAACTGAGACGCCGGAATCAGGTGCCAGCCGGACATGCAGAGCACGGGCGTCTGCTTCTTCGTCCACGCTCCGGGCTTCTTGCCCTTCGGGAGCGGCCACTTCCCATTGCCACCGTAGATCGCTTCGCCGTTGGGGCCGGTGATCTTGTAGAGCTTCACGGCCTCCTCCAACGATGTGCGCGGCACGGGCAGAACGTGAACAGGAACAGCGGCATGATGTAGTTCACTTCTCCCCCAATCCGGCTAGTAATGCCTCGATCCGTCGCACCACGGCGACCGTGTAGAACGGGCCGTCGCCACGCGCCTCCATTTCCTCGGCGCGCAGCGTCAAAACGTCATGCGCCTCTTTCAGCACCGCGACGATGCGCGGGTCGAGAGGAGGGCGGGCGAGACGACGCCACGTTGCTTCCAGATACCAGTACGCGCCCATCTCACACTTGCCCCGCGGGCACGCGATGCTTCTGTTGGGGGCGCGACCCCTCACTTCGAGATCCGTTGCCCCGCACAGCGGGCACGGCGGGAGATCGCCCGCCGACTTACAGAGACAGCGTCCGGGGTCCGAGTGATTGCAGCACGGCCCGTCGTGCTCGGGCATGTCGCAGGCCCCCGTGCATTCGTACTCGTTCAGCGGGAGATCGTCGTCGGCGCTCATGGGATCGCCTCAACTTTCACGGTCACGCCTTGAGTTGTGCTTTGGAGAATCATCTCGAGCGTCCAGGCCGTCGCGCGGCACGCGTCGGCCGGAGGCTTACAGGTATATGTCAGCCGATAGCTGCCGGTCGTTGGCGGCGCAGCCGTTGCGGTCGGTGTTGGGAGCGGCGTCGGCGTTGGTGTCGATCCAGGCGGGGCCGTGGCGGTCGGGGTCGGCGTCCTGGTCGGCGTCACGGTCGGGGCCGGCGTTGGGAGTGCCGGGGTCGGCGTCGCGGTTGTGACCGGGACGGCCGTCCGTGTCGCGGTCGGATACGGGGTATACCCGAGTGCGGGTGACGCAACGAGAAAAAGGACCGCCGCGGCATGGATGGGGGTTCTCCTGTTGCCCGTCGCTCTCGGGGCGAACCGCGGCGGCCTGTTCATCGGCTTACTGTCCGCCCGGCGTCGAACCGGAGCCCGTCAGGAACGCGGACGCGTCCGCGAGCGTCGAGTCGCCGTTGAGCGTGCCCGTCTGGAGACGCGGCGAAGCGAACGGCGTCGAGTTGACGATCGCGCCGCCCATGACGAGGTACTCGGCGACGAGCTGCGTGACGAGGCCCGCCCCGGAGATGACGGCGTCGGCCTGGTCGGGCGATTCGGCCCGGGCGATCCCGGCGCAGAAGTACGCGCGGTTGAGCGCGAGATCGTAGCGGGTCCAGACCCAACGCGAACCGTTCGCCCGGTAGCCGAACTTCCCGTAGACGAGGAGCTCCTCGTCGGTCGGGTTGACGAGCGGCGTGATCTTCGTCTGAGCCGTGTTCTCGCCGGTCCCGGTGTAGCCGAGAACGTCGGCGAGCGGGATGCCGTGCGCGACGGAGAACGCGGCCGTCTCGGTCGGCGTCGGGTCGAACCACGCCGGCGCCGGGACCGGCTCGGATCCGAGCGCGCGCGTGATTGTGTCGAGGGCGTCTTTGAGGTTCGGGGCGAGTGTCATCGGGAGCTCCTTCGGTTGGTGCGCCTCGCCGCGCGTTATTCGTCCCGTTTGCGACGCGCTCGCGTCTCGAGGATCTCGACGCCCAATGCCGCGCGCATCAGCTTCTTTTTCAGCCGGTAGATTTCGGTCCTGAATCCCTTCGCGTCCTCGACGATCCGCTGCCAGGACGACCCGGACGCGAACTGGATCTCGCGCTCGTAGACGAAGTCCGCGATGTACGTGCAGACCGGGAAGTCGTTGATGACGATCGCGAACGGGCGCTGGCGCTCGAGGCGGCGGATCGTTCCGGCCTTCTCCTCGAGGCGCAGTTCGGTCCAGCGATGCGCTTCGAACTTGGAGTCGAAGGTGATCCCGTCGACCGTCACCTTCACGTTGCGGAACTTGGTCCCCGCGACGATCCGCTTGAACCGGCCCGCGACGGCCGCCTCGGCGACGTCCTTGAGGCCGCTCACCTTCCAACTCCCGCAAGGATCGGCCTGGCCGCGGCCTCGATCGCGGCGCGTTCGTTGCGGCTCAGGGTCGGCACGGGATGGCCGTCGATCACGTCGCGGACGTGGCCGTAGACGCGGCTCTGCTTCATTTCCGTCCACGAGCCAGCGTCCGGCCAGACGGCAGAGACGATCAGCTTGACGACCGCGTTGTGCAACTTGCCATCTGGGAAGGTAGCGTTCTGCCAGGACTGGAGTTCTGGGTTCACTCGGGCCCTCCCGTGGCCGTCGCGGTTGTGACGAAAGAAAAGGAGCGCGGCCCGGATTGCCCGGGCAGGTGTAGTAGACCTCCCGGCGGCAAAGCCTGGGCGCGCTCCAAAGTTGGCATTTATGCTTCCTCTCCGTCACGAACGACGCGGTTCGGCGGCATCGCGGGCTTGCGCGTCTTCTTGGTCGCTCCGGCCGCCTTCGGGACGCGACGCTTTCGGCCGAGGAGCGTGCGGATCTGCGTCCGCTCCTCCTCGATCGCCTTGAGCCGGTCCTCGAGCCGCAAACGCGCGTCGATGGCCGCGTTCTTGGCCGCTTCGTACTCGGAAAGTGGTGTCGATTCGCTCACGGTAGGTTTCCTCCTGGGCCGGGACGAGGGCGGCTGCCCGGCCTGTTCCGCGCCGCCCCGCGGTTGATTTGGTCGGTTACGCCACAGCGACGAGCTCGCCGCCGATCGAAAGCTCGAGGTCGAGGTCGGGAAGGTCCAGCGCCGCGTCCGTCTCCTGATAGCCAGGCCACTCGTCGGACGCCTCGCAGACGAGCAGGCGCTCGATCCACGACCGCCATTGCCGCTCGCCCATCTCGAGCGCGTTGAGCGTCAGCGCGAACGTCTGGACGACGTAGGGCGGCTTCGTCTCGACCGCGACGATGTAGCCCTCGTCGAACTCGCCGAGGCCGGCCAGGCGCGCGCCTGTCATGTACCATGGGATCTGAGCGAAATATCCCAAGCGTTCGGCCGTGCGCTGGAACCGCATCGGGTGCGCGTCGCTGGTTGTCTTGAGGTCGACGATCCGGTTCAGGCCGTGGTTGCGGAACACGTCGGTCGTGCCGCGGCAGGGGCGACCGCGGAGCTCCCAATCGAACGTTGTCTCGCGGGCGCCATCGAGGAGCTCGGCGGCGCGCGGATGGGCCCGGACGGATGCGGCGATCGCATGGGCCTCGTCCCACTCCGAAGCGGTCAGGATCGTCGCGTCGGCGTTGGCATCCTTGAACGCGTTCCATTCCTTCCCGCGCCGGCTCGCCCCGTCGTACTTGACCAGCCCAGCCCCGTCCTCGAGGACGAGCGCATGGACGGCCGAGCCGAGGTTCATCGCGCTGGACGGCTCCATCCCGAACGTGGCCGCATATCGGTAATGCGCGGGCGAACGGCCCATGTTTTTGAGGGTCGAGAAGTGCAAATGAGAACAGCCGGGCGAGCAGTGGCGCGGCATGTCAGCCGTCCTGACCCGGTTCGCGCTCTTCGACTTCGGCGTGGTCGGGGGCTTCGGGAGCTGGCGCGTGAGGAGCGTCAGAGAACTCGCCGGCCTTCGTCGACTTCGCGGGAGCGGTTGGGCGGATGCGGATCGCCTCCACCATCGCGCCGAACGCTTCGACCTTCGTCGGGTAGAGAGTGATCCTCTGCCCAACCCAGCGATCCGTGTCTGGGCCGAACATTCCCGCGATGATCTTCGCGTTCGTCTTACAGAGGACAAGCCCCCTCGGCGGGTTCTCGCGGCTCTCCTTGAAATAGAGAACCGGTTTCTTTTGCTCGGGCTTGTTCTTGTCGACGCTGCGGAGCTTCGCCGCCGCCACCGACTTGATCGTCACCGTAACGTCCCTCCCGGACAGGTCGTAGGCGTAAATCCACGAGCTGTCGTACATCGTCCGGTAGTCACTCATCGGTTAGTCCTCCATCGCGGTTACAAGACGCGGCGCTCGGCAACGTCTTAGGTAGTCAATCGCCGCGGCCAGGTGCTCTTCTAAATCGCGAAAAGCGCCGAGGCCGCGATTACATGAGCCGCACAGCAGACCCCGCACGGCACCGGTAGCGTGGTCGTGGTCCACATGGGAACCGATCTGAATGGATACCCCGCAGATGGAACACAGGCCGCCTTGCTTTGCGAGAAGCGCTGCCCGCTGTGCGCCGGTGAGTCCATACCGCCGCCACAGATGCGCCTCTCGGATCTGTGCGGCTGCGCGTTCACGGTTTGCTGCGTACCAGGCCTGATTGCGTTCGCGTGCATGTGCGCGGTTCTTCGCGTACCAGAGACGGTGAGCCTCGCGGCGCTCCGTTTTATGAGAGGCCTCCCAACGCTGGCGAGATGCCTTCGCACGATCGGGATGCCGTTCGCGCCAGCGCCGCTCCCGCGCGGCGGCTTTCGCTTTCTGCGCGGCGGTGTTCATCAGATCGCCCCCGCGCACCAAACGATGGCGAGGATCGTGAAGAGGAGCGCCATCGCGAGAAGATCGGCGTAGACCGTGCGCTCGAACGCGTCCCAATTGGAGAGTCGCATCAGAGTCCTTTCCCGTTTCCCGTCGTCGTCTCGTGGAAGGTGAGCTCGCGTAGCCGCGCATCCAGCCGCGCCTTCTCGATCAGATCCGGCGGGATCGCCGGGTAGTCGCCGTGCTGGTCCGGGACGCCGAGCTCGTCATGCCGTGTCTCGCGGTAGATCGCGACGAGACAGACCGCGACGAGGCCGAGGGCGATCGCGAGGAAGACCGGCGCGCTCATTGCGTCACCAACGAGCTCGCAACGGACGGCCCGTTAAAGGTGCATCCCATCGTCGAGCCATAGGTCCGGCCGAGATAGGTGACGGTCAGGTCCAGGCGCCCCGTGAAGGCCGCGACGCCGACCGTCAGGCCCGGGGTCGTCATCGTGCCGTTCCAGCGCGGAACGCCGTCCTGAGCGATCGCCCATGTGGCCGGCTGCTCGAGCGGTAGATCGCTCTGGATGCGGAACGCGCAAGTCGCTTCGTTGTTCGTAATCGTCAGGTGAGCGCGGGCCGGTTCGGTTGGTGACTCGACGTTCGTGCAACCGGCGAGCGCGGCGAGAAGCAGCGCGATCGGAACGAACCCGCCCGGTGCGGTCCGCATGCGGCGGCGGACGAACCCGCCGATCCAGATTGCGTACTCGATGGCGGCGAACTCATGAGCGGGCGGCTTGACGCGACAGTTCGGATCGCGGCGAAGGCCTGGCTTCGGATTCGAAGCGATCGGGACGACTTCGGTGACGACGAGGCGCGGGCGGGCGCTCATGACCGGCTCCGCATCTGAAGGACGTCGGCCGTCCGGATCCCGAGCAGCGTCGCGGCCGTCTTGCCCTGGCTGATCGCGGCCGCGAGCTCGCCCGGCAGGACGGCGGCGCAGAACTCCGCGCTCGCCCTGATCGTCTCACCGCCGTCGCGCCGGTGCAGCGCGAGGGTCGTTTCGATCCGCGGTTCGGCGTGGATCGAGTCGGCCAGGTTGAGGTCGGCCGCCACGCGCTCGGCGTCGGCGTAGTCCGTGCCGGCCGCGGTGATGAGAACGACGCGGTCCTCGCGGTCGAAGACCATGCCCTGCCGGGCGGAGAACGGTCCGGTCATTTGGAACCTCCTTCGAACGAGTCGTAGAGCTCAACGATCGAGTCGGCGGTCACGCGGCCCGGGCCGGCCTTCCGCAACTGGCCGCGTGCGATGGCGAGGTAGACCCACGAATGCCCGCGTCCGAACCAGGCCCCGACCTCGCGGATCGAGACGGCTCCCCTGCCGGCGACGAACGCGCGGGCGGCGTTCACGGACGCGAGTCCTCGCCCTGCGATGGGTCGGGAATGACGAACAGCCCGAACGGCTGCGCGATGTGCTGTACGACGTGCCGGGCTTCGTCCCGCGTCATCGAGACGAGCGAGGCGAGGAGGACGTCGACGGTGAGCGCCGACTCGCCGGCGGTCTGGTTGTAGACGTACGCGACGCCGCGGTCGATACGTTCCGCAACCACCTGGATGTCGCCCGCCGCGAGCCGCCTCACTACGGAACGCCGCACCGCGTCGGCTGCAGGAGAGTTGGCGAGAAGCAACCCGCGACGGTTCTCGGTCCGCATCAGCGGCAGGCGCAGTTGGGAAAACGCCTCTTCCTTTGCCGTTGATTCCGGCGTCGCCGGGATCGACCTTGTCTGCATGCCGATCACGACACGGCCCCGCGGCCCACCAACTCGTCGAGCACCATCTCGATCGCGCACGCGGGATGCATGTGCTCGAGAAGGAGCGGATGGGTGCAAACCTCCCGGGGCGCGAGCGGGAGGACTTCGAGAGAAAACTCGCCGCAGTGGGCGCAGAGATGAAGGTTCTTCGTCTCCCCGTACCCGCCGCACGCCTCGCAGGGATCCCATGTCTTCCGCTGCGAATCGCCCGAGTCGCCGCAGGCGTGGCAGACCAGCGGCTGATAGCGATGCGGCTCGTTTGCCGGGTACTGGATCAGCCGGAGCTCGGTGCGGATCGGCGACTCGAGGACGCCCGGCACGATCGAGCCGTCAACGTCCTGGTAGATCTCGCGCGACCGGACGCCGATCGTCTCGCCGTCGAGCTCGAGCCAAAGAAGCTCGCCGCCGGGGACGTAGTAGGCGCCGTCGCCGTAGCGGGCGAGTCTCATCAGGCAGCCCTCTTGACGCGACGGCGGGCGATCCCATCGCGGGCGAGAAGCCTGACCACTGCAGAGAATGAACGGCCGTCCTGCGCGGCAAGGCGCGCTAGGTCGGCCCGGAGGTCACCGCGGAATGCGACCTGAGTCGAGGAGAACTTCGGATCGACTTGCGTGTTCGCGCGAGAGCAGAGGTTCTCGTGACGCGTCACCGCGCGAAGATGAGCCGGGTTCACGCAGCGCCGGTTGTGGCAGACGTGATCGATCTCTAGGCCAGGCGGGACCTCCCCAACGTAGAAGACATACGACCAGTAATGCGCGTTCGAGTTCCGGCGGCCCCGTGCGCCGAAGACCCCGTAACCGCCGTGATTCACGGAGCCGATCCATGGCCAGCATTTGGCCTCCAGGCCGCGTCGGAAGTGCCTCTCGAAAAGGACCCTCG